GTTCTAACTTCAATTCCTTTCCTAACTTCATTCATATATATTTACATTTTATTGTTATTAATAACAAGTATAGTAATAATATAAATTAAAGTCAATTAGGGTGTTTAAAGTTACTCGGAAGTTACTGATACAGACTCTTTAAGTTCGTAAACTTTATTGATGTCATCAATATAATTCTCATTATCAAAGTTCATATTTAATAGTTTATCTTTAACTTTGAGTAATTTATCTTTTAAGTCAATATCAGAAGATTCAGATAATCTATTATCAATAGTATCTATACATTCTCTTTTTAATGTAGAGAACGTTTCTTCTTTATCATTGTCATCACCATTTAAAATAGTTCTTATAATTCTTTTTTCGGACTCACTGATGTCGGAGTATTTATCGTTAAACTTATTAACAGATAATTTAGCTAACACACTTGGAGGTAATTCAGAATCAATTTTTTCTGTAACAACTTCTTCCTCTTTCTCTAACATCAGATGTTTAATGTAGTTTATAGATTCAGTAATTTTATCTATGTTTAATGGAGACTTAGTAGTTTTTGATAAAAAATCGATATGTGAATAAAACTCATCATTTTCTTTAATAATATTTTTACCACTTAAGATATTAATTAATTTTTCGTTAGATTCTATTACTTTATTTTCGTTTAATGATTTTAATAATGTAATATTTTCCTTAATATAGTCTTTAGCTTCCGATGAATCATCGAACTTTTTTGTTTGTAAATTTTTATAAATTAAGTATTGGTTAGTTAGTGTCTTATCTTCTTTAATTAGTTTAACGAATTTAGAAAATAGTTCTTTACCACTTTTTTCTTTTTTTAATATAGACTCTATTACAATAGTTTTAAATGTATCTTTTATATTACCGAAATTTTCCATGTTTTTTTATTTATAAATATCTAGATTTTTTAAAAAATTACTCTTTAATGATTTTATCTATTTCTTTTGTCATATCTTCTATGTTTTTATTTAATTTAGATGCGTCTTTTTCTACTGAATCTAAATCATAGATATGGTCATTTTTTTCTAAACTTTCAGTAAGTCTTTTAAGGTACATACCTTGATATTTTTTTGTTTTTTCTACGTATTTTCTCCTATTCTCTTCAGTCAATAAGTTATCCTTTTCTTTAGTAGATTCTACGGCAGTTGCAGTTTCAGCAGCGGCTGCTTCACCACCAGCTAAACTATCAGCTGCGTCTGCAAAATCAGCACCAAAACCACCACCTTCTCCACCAGCATCACCAACATCACCTTCTTCACCTGAATTTTCAGTATCACTATCAGGTACCAAACTATTAAAGTCACCGTATAATTTATCCACCCTATCGAATAAACCAGTTTTCTTAATAATGTTAGCTGTTTGTTCCATTTCCGCAGAAGCAGCTTTTTCTAACCTTTGTTGTTCTAAGTCGTTTCTAATGTCTTCATCTGACATACCCAATATTTCTTTCTTACCTCTAGTCATTGACATCGCACCAAAACCATTACCTGCATCTGCTACTGCATCTTTATATAAGGTAACTTTTAATTGAGTTTGTTCAATCTTTAACATCTCTGCTTGTGTGGAAGGGTTATTAAGTGATAGTGTAAAACTATTTAATTCATCCTCCAAACCTAAAATATATAAATGTATTATAGCAACTTTATTTAATTCTTGTAACATAGATTGCTGAATCCTATTAATTGTCCTTGCGAATCTTATATCTTGTAGTGCCAAATTTTTACCATCACCGTTAACCTCCTCCAAACCTAAAATATATAAATGTATTATAGCAACTTTATTTAATTCTTGTAACATAGATTGCTGAATCCTATTAATTGTCCTTGCGAATCTTATATCTTGTAGTGCTAAATTTTTACCATCACCGTTAACCTCCTCAAAACCTAAAAATGGTTTAGGAACCCTAAGTGCTGTAAATAATTTTTTCTGTAAATATTGTATATCCGCAATTTCTGAAAGGTTAGTTGCACCTGGTAAAGTATCTATTGGGCTAGGGGCGTTTGGGTCTCTAACCGGTATAAAGTAATCTTGATCTTGCGCCATTTGATTATATCTAGTATCTATCTGTCCAGTATTTTGATCAATAACAGGACTCTTTTTAAAGTTGTTAGCAATTTTTTGTACGTATGATGGTACATCTTGCTCATCAATATTACCAACAAAGATTTTAAATATTCTTCTTTCAGGTGCTCTAGTTACTCTATATATTAACATAGCGTCTTCAGAAAGTAATAGTTGTTTCCATATACGTCTAGCCTTTTCTAACATTGATGTACCGTAAGGTAATCTTCTATCGTCACCTAACAATCTAAAATGAGCTATTTGCCAAGCATTAAACTCTATATCTCTTTGACCCCAAACAAATTTAACGGGATTAAATTGATCCTCTTCTTCGTTTATAGAATTTTCACCGAACCCAGCACTATCTTTCCTAGTGATTTCAATATTTGGTAATTGTTTAACACCAGTTATACCTTCTTCACTGTCTATACTTAAAAATAAAAAATTATCACCATATTTACACGTATTTCTAGTCCACATAGGTAATGTAGTGTGTATATCTAACCTATTAAAAAATAAATCTTCTAATATTCTTCTTACTCTTTTACTTTCTGAAAATATATTTATAACCTTATTATCTGGATTTAAAGTAGTGGATTCTTCCATCATTATATCTAAAGCTGCTGCGATTTCAGGGAAAAATTCCATCCCTTCAAAATCTGCATAAGAAGCTAATCTAGTAGTTTCATAATAAATTGAGTGTTGATAAATTTCATTATCAACCTTTTGCCACATACCAGATAAATACTTATCTTGTTGTTGTTTTAATTTTTCGTAATCGTACTCTTCTTTTGATTTTGTTTTTAATAACTCTTTATCGTTTAAAGAATACGTTGACTTATTTTGTGGTCTTTTCATTTCTGGACCAAATAAGTCATTTAACTGTTGAAATATAGTTTTTCTTGCCATTTTATAATAATAATGTTTTTTTTATAATAATAAATATCAAAAAAGTTTAAATGTTACTTAAAACCAAATAACCAGTTATAATCACCATCATTGTTATTGTCATTAGGGTTAGTTGGGATAGTTGAATTATTAGTGAGGGTATTATTATAAAAGGGGTTAGTATAATTTTTATTCACTTTATTTACTTCGTTTGTTGAATTAGTATTAACCCAACCGTCTAACATTGCCTTTGTTTGTTTTTCTATGGTTTCTAATTTTTTAAATGTAGTTTGTACTACAAATAGTGGCATTGCCAACGCCATAATAATGTCATCGTGATACCCATCCATATGATCTGGTCTACCATTTCTATAAACAAAAGTCTTCAATTCAGAAATCAATCTAACTGATCTTATAATCGTTTTACTTTCTCTAATATGTTCTTCTAAATCACTAACCATTTGTAGTCTACTACTACCAACATTAAATCCGGGTACTTTATCACCTTGTTTATAAACTGTTTTAGCGTATTTTTCACTAAGTTTCCTACTTTTTGGGTCATCATAATGTAAATATTTATATTCCATTTCTAATAACTTCATTACTGTAGAAACTCCCATACCACCTGTTATATCGACAACAGTATATGCTTTATATAGGTTACCATATTTATAAACTATTTCTGCTAATAAATCCGGTGGTAATTTATATTTAAATTCTGCCACTTGTTCCAAACCATCAAAATCTAAAATAACTATAGTAGAACTATCTTTACCATCACCTCTAGAAACATCAACACCCATAATGTATTTATGACCCTCTTCAGGTTCTTTCCAAATCCACATAGATTTTTCCATTTCAGCCTTATATTTAGGTTCTTTAACATAATTTTCGTTTTGGTAATCGATATACTCATCGTCTATTACGTTACCACCTGAAGAAACAAATGAAACATCTAGCTCTTGTGCTATTTGTTTTTTATTACCGTTCATATCTCTACACATTTCCTCATACCAGTGAGATGTTGCTTTCCACCCATCTTTTAACATCACATCATAATCTTCGATATGTGTACCATCTGTTTCGTATGTGTTACCACTATATTCCCACCTCAACGTTTCTCTACCTATGGTTTCACATGTGATTACTTCTTCTTCACCTCTCAACCACCTTAATTCCCTATTATATCTAATATCTTCGTGCCACTTCATCTCAATGATGTTGAAATTGTTGTCACCTTGTTTTGCACCGTCATATGTTTTATAGTATAAAGCGTCTTGACCATTAGGTGTGGATATTAACGTAACTTTACCACCTGTACCCAATGACGTTAAAGCGGCACCGAATACCTCTGCACCGTTATCTATAAAGGCTGCCTCATCCATAACTAAAAATGTTGGTGTATATCCCCTTAAAGCATCTTTTGAAGTTGCTAGTGCCTTAACCTCACATTTAGTGGTTTTTGTTTTTATGTGTCCCTTAGCTTCTATATCTAAATAAGAGTCCCCTTCTGATATTCCCCATACCCATTCAGGTATTTGATCAGTAAAATCTTTAATTTTTTTAAGAAATTCTTGAGCCAACGTTTGTTTATTGGCTAAAACTAAGACCTTCCATGGGTTATTAGGGTCACAAAACGCAATTTTTATTGCGATATATGCTGCAGTAGTAGTAGATACACCTGCTTGTCTTGGTTTAGTTACAATGTTACGATTATTTTCTTCGTAAGATTTAATTATCTGTTTTTGTTTATAAAATAGTTTAAATGGTACAAATCCTTTTTGGGTTAAGTCATATGTTTTAAGAAATGTTTCGACAGCGTATATAGGGTCACCTAAACATTTGGCAAATATTTTTAATTTTTCATTCCTATCCATAATAATTTATTTAAAACGCTACTACCTTACCCTTTTCCCAATCATCGTAATTTGGACCTAGTTTATATGTTACATTAGAACCACCACCAACTTTTTCTATAATACCTTGTTTATTTACTGCTGACCAAAAAGTTGCGAATTGACCTCTTGAATATTCTGACCCTATATATTCTAAGAAACCTCTTTTTGTTTTTCTTTCCGCATTTACGTCATCTGTCATATAATCTATTAATTGTCTAACCATCGAACCCTCTTTTTTTTGTAAACTATATCCACCACTTTTATTAACTAATGTTAATTCATTTTCTTTGGTGATATTATTCACAACATCAGATATTTCGGTATGAAATCTATATTTTGTTCTTTTATTAAATATAGATAACCTTTTTATGGCTTCCACACCTGAATAAGTATTTAAAATATCTTCGATAACTAAAAAACTATCATTCATCATTTGGTGGTTAATTTTATCCATAGTTTTCATATCCTCCCAACCATCGAATTTATTACGTAATGAAAATAAATTATTAAACCTTTGATATGGGGTAGACATATTCATAATTCTATCAAATTCTGATTGTAAGAAAAACTCAACTATCTCACTATATTTATATCTATCCACAACAACTTCTTCATTAATACCCCACCAATCAATATTATACATTGTTTTATATAATAACTTATTATTTTTTATATCGTTTAAAGTTAGTTTATAAATATTAAAAAATAAGTTCATCACCTTTATTGGGTGTTTAATATTTTTAATGTCTTCAACAAACACCTCAACCATCGGTGTAATGTCTTTATTAAATTTTAAAGTAGTTTCTTTAATTAGTTTACGATATTGTATCTCAGTTAACCTTATTTTCATTTTAAATATTTCCTTGTAAGTTATAATTAAAATATTCCCAAGTCTTTGTAGAATCCGGATAAAAATAATTCATATCTGGTAACGATACTAACTCATATTCTTCATATAAAACTTCTGATAACATACTTATGTAATCGGAATAATATTCTCCAGGCATTTCACTTGTTGATTCTAAAGATTCGGTTAAATACTTATAAAATATATCCGTAATATCAAAATAAATTACTTGTCCTGTAATATCACCATCTTTATTTTTCACATCTTCCCACTTACCTTTAGAACCTAAAAGTTCTTCTATACTATCTTTAAGGTTATTAAATAACTCATCCTCACCAGCCTGTTCATACGCCCACCTATATTGGGATGCCAATTCACGACGTAATTCATCAAAGATAAGTTCCTCATCTATTAATCTTAATATAGTATCAGTATCATTTACTATATCTTCTGTTAGTGTATGGAACTGTCCATCATCCATAGAATATTCACTCATTTCTTGACCAATAAAATCACCTTCTTTAATATGATCTTTTATGTGTTTTATACTTTCTTCATCAAGGTTATCTACAATATCACTAGACCAATCCACATCATAATAACCATATAATTCAGCCCAATCTTCTCCCAGTATACGTTCAGCGTAATCTCGATACTTTTTATCAACTAACATTGTGAACTCACTCCAATGATCAATAGTTAGATAAAACTTATCCCCTTTTTTTACTACATCATTAAACAATTGTGGAAAGGCTTGTTCATCCTTCAGATATTTGTCGTACCACCCAGTTTTCCCAAACATATCACTAATTTCGGACCCATACATTTTACTCCTTAAAGTATCGAATTCAATATATTCTAATGGGTCCTCACCTTTATCCATAAAATATTTAAATATAAACTGAATAGCGTCATTTTCATCTACATTAAAATCAGATGACATCATATAAGGTAATAACTCTAATTTCTCCTCCTCTGTATAATCATCTTTTTCGAGTTCTTCATCACTAAGTTCATAATCTAAATAACTGTAAACAGCGTTTTTAAGTTTTTTATATCTAGATAAATCAATATATTCTAATAGTATTTTTTTAATGTTTCCTTTCATCTTACATATAAATACTTAATATAAACAAAAAATCCCACTCGGAGTGGGATTTTATTATATATTATTGGTTGTAATAATTATAGATATTTGTGTAATATTTCGAGTTTTTCAAAATCTTTATCATCTAAGGCTTTATTTATAAGACTTTGAATTTCAGATTTAGACATTTCAGAGTAGTCTACATCTTCAGTTTCTGGTTCAATATCATCTTCTACTTCAATACCAAGATTATCTAATATATCTCCCATATCATCGGACTCTATATTATCAATCGTATCGTCAATAATATCATCTAAACCTTCACTTGGTTCTTCATAGTGTAAATCTTTTAATGTTTTAATTACTTCTTTACATTTCTCACTACCTACCAATATCTCTTTCATAAACTCATGAAATTGTTTAGCTGGTAACTTACTTAACTCATGAAATAACCATTGTTTAATATCGTAATCATCCGGATCGATACAATCTAAGAATTTTTCCCACATACCTGGACCTAATCTCATTCCCCATATCTCACCTTCTACTGTGTCAGCTTTTTCTATCACTTCTCTCTGTTCATCAAAATCTAAATGACCATCAGCCCAATTGATAGCTGACAATTCTAAAGTACCTTTAATAAGTTCATGAACTAAAAGTGGGAAAACCCATGCGTTAGCTACTACTACAGGTATTTCATCACCTTCCTCAACGTTTACTTTTTCCATCTCTTCTTCCTCATCTTTATCTTCTGCTTTTTCAGCTTTTCTCCATACAATTTCTTCCGTACCACCTGCAGTACCACCCATTACACTTTCTGGTATAATCCAATATTGGAAATCGGCTAATGACATAAGTTTACCGTACAAAATCATAAGTCTTGGATTTAATTTATCTAATTCATCTGCTACCATATGAAAAATGTAATGACCTTTTTTAGAGGCTCCTTGCATTAAAGCGTTTATAACCCTTCTTTTATCTACCTCCATCTCTAACTGCTCCATTCTTTCCGCACTTTTAGGTGCTTTAGGTAAGTTAAAATCAGAATCGTAATTTTCCTCTTCCTCTTCCTCTTCTTCTTCATCACCACCGAAGTTTAAATCAGAACCAGGAGGGGATAAATTAGCTTCTAACATTTGATCTGGGATATCGAATTCTTCAGATACTATATCTACCGCCAATTTTTCTAATTTATCCTTATATGTAGTTTCTATTTGACCAATTTCTTGCATTATCTGAAACATTTCATTCATCATACTAGGGCTTATGTTTTGAACCCCATGATATCTTTTAACTTTATTGATGATTTCTTTAAATCTCTTACCGGCTAATTTTTCGGAATAGTTTTGATTTTCTGATCCAGATGGTACTGATTTACTTTTACCAAAAATATGTTCACCACTTCTTAGTTTTCTTTCGATACCTGGATTCATCCTTTCAGGGTGTTCAGGATCATACTCTATCGCTTCTGTAATTCTTTTGTTTCTAATTTTTTCTTTTAGAACTCTTTTAGTTACATTGTTTATAATATTTTTTTTCATATTTTTTTTCATATTTTTTTATGAACCATGAATACCAGTTGTCCACATCATCCAAGACTCCTTAGCTAACTTTTCAAATAACCTTTGAACTCTTCTGGTTTCCGTATTACCATCCCCATTTTCTATTCTAGTTAAAGCTGCCCTAATTAATATATCCCTAATTTTTTGTTTATTACCTAATAAACGATTTATTATTTCTAATTGTTCTTCTAATGAATCTATCTCATATTCATTATCATCTTCATAATCATCTTCATCCTTAAGAGATTCAATTCGACTTTCTAATGACTCAATATCATTACTCATACCATATAACCACCTATGTAAATCATCCTTAGTCCAATTAAGGATAGGTGCTGCACCGAACATATTAATTAAACCACTTTCTCTAATATCTTCTAAATACCTTACAACATCTCTTCTTTCTTGACCCGTCATCTCTTCTATAATATGATTCTCTATACCATCGTATTGTTCTCGTAAGATATCATTTTTCGTTAATTTTCTAACACCACCATTTTTTTTGAAATTAATGTATTCCATTAATTCACCTTTCTTTATCTTGGGGTTATTTTTTTGTTTTACTTTTTCAGGGATATCATCAAAGTCGGTATCATCAGAAAATTCTTTAGCTCTATCACACCATTCTCTTTCTTCTTTATTAGAAGCATCATCACATTTAGCATAAAAGAATCGTTGCTGTGCCTTTGAAGCGAACTTTTCATTTATCAAACCTTTTACGATATCTCTTTTTTTCATTTTACTTTCTAGTATTTAGAAATTTTTTGAGTAATTTTTTTGTTGATTCATTAACAGTTATAGTTCTAACAGTACCTTTATTGTCTTTAACTCCTACTGTTTGACCTCTTTTAACTTTATCAGATTCTAAATCGTTAGTTAAGTTAGATGCGTCATCATATACGGACATCATTTCTTCTTCAGAGACCATATCGTTATTTAAATCTAATACACCATCACCATCATCATCTTGATCAACACTACTTGCGATACCATCATTGTCTCTATCATAAGGACCATATTTACCACTTTGTGCATCAACCGCCATAAACTCTTCTTCAGAACCTTTAACATTATCAAAGATTTTATCACCATAAAGTTTATATAACCTATTAACTATTGCTGTAGGATTTTTTCTCATATATCTAAGAACCGATGGTGGAATTTCTTCACCATATTTTCCAAACACACCTCTCATACCCCTTTCTTTAGGAGAAGATTTATAATCTTTTCTACTATAAGTGTCTCTCATTTCATGTTGTTCATCTAGGTAGTTTTCCATTAACTTACGTCTAGTCGCTCTTTTAATTTCGCTTTCGGAAATTCTTATTTTCTTTTTCATCTTTATGTGTTTATTAATTCTTTATTATAATTTAAAACCATATCTTTTTCATATAGTTTGTCATTTACTGATTCAATATCTTCCCCAAAAGAGAAAAATAATCTTTTTTCAGGATATTCATCATACCCTTCCATATTTTCCCAAGACATAGCCACAATTCCATCTACAGCGTCCCACATTGCAAAAGAATCTGATTCTTGTACTAAATCTAATTTTAATGTGGTGGTTAATTGCCCTGTCTTTTTAATAAATTTCCCTTCAGGTGGTTCTGGATTTCCAGAAGATGGGTACGAGTCCCAACCTTCACCATCAATATCAGATATACTATCTGAAAAAAGGAATTCATATAAAAAATTCCCTTTCCAGTCCTGACCAATTTTATTTATGTAGACTAATTTCATTATCTAAACATACCTTTTCTTCTAAATGAACGTCTAGGTGGTTTAGAACTACCTTCTCTATCATTAATAGCCTTTATTTTAGGTTTTACTTTAGGTTTCTTAATGGTTCTCCATTTATCACCTTCACCTGGTTTAGTAGTTGGTTGTTTAATTCCTGGTTCCTTAACAGGTGCTTCAGTACCCATAATAGAATCGTAGTCCATTTCAATATAACCCTCATCTGAACCCATTTCAAAGTCTAATCTACCATCAGCGTCAGCATCCATATCTAATCTATTTGGAATACCGTCAAAATCTCTATCTAAATCGTTTGTTGCTGAAAGATAACCTTGTCCCGTTGCAATAGCGTCCATAACATCCATATCTTCATCCATATATTGTTTTTTACCTCTACGCATCATTTTAAAATCTTCGGCATCGATCTTACCATTTTTATTTCTATCTAATTTATATTGTTTACCTTTAAGTTTTTCATACATTAAATCATCTTCTAACATATATTCATCTCTATCGTGTTTACCGTAATTAGTATGTGACATATCATGGTGTTCTTCCATACAAGATTTACAACCTTCACCTAAACACTCTTCACATATTGTATGATTTTCTTTTAACACTTTTTTAAGAGACTTTTTTGTTGCGTTTTTAAGAAAAGATTCCATTAGTTGTTTTTTAGAAAAAACTCTAGATTCTTTAATCTCTTCTTCTTCGTTTTCAGATAACTCACTATCAAATGGGTCAACTTCTTCAGTCTCTTCAGCGTCTAAATCAACAACCTCTTCATCACCCGTTGAGAATTCATCCCCTTCTCCAGCTTCCTCATCATCACCTTCTATTTTTGATATAATATCCTCAACATCCTCATCAGGAATTTCTTCCCAATCAATTGCTGAAATGATAGAATTAATAACGTACTTATCTAACTCAGCGTCTGGATCATCTTTATCTCTTAATAGTTGTCCTATTTTACCTGTATATTTTTGTATTTTTTTTGTAGTATCATCATCTTCACCCATAGACTCTTCATCACCCATAACATCTCCACCTTCTTCATCTGCGAATGGGTCTTCACCTTCATCTTCCATACTGAATTCATCAACTTCGACTTCATCTTCTACTGGTTCATCTACTGGTGGTGTTGGCGTATCAACTTTAATTACTTTCTTTTGTTCTTCAACATCTTCAAGTTCTTCATCTAACAATTCTTCATTACCCTTTTCTTCTACCTCCATTTCTGCAGGATCCATTTCAGTGTCTTCAGTTTCTTTTATTTTCACTAAACCACTAGCGTTAGCTTCTTTTACCTCGACACCATCTGATTCAAAAAGGTTTGTACCGGTTTCGATACCGTAAGACTCATTTAACATATCAAATTTCATATTTAAATGTTTCAATGCTTCAGCATAAGAATGATATCTTTCATCATATTTGTTTTTAACACCACCCACATACTCAAAATCCTCAGATACCAAAGTGCCAGAAGTTTTTTCAGTTGTTTTAATAAAGTAGTTATGATTTTCTCTTATTATACCATAAACGATTCCGTTTGGTCCTTTCTTAATGAAATCTATTTCTGATAATGAAGTACTCTCATTAAGGGTTGTCATTCTACCCATAAGGTCGGTAATCCTATTGATTTTATCCTGACCTTTTAAAGTTTTTGGGTTAGTAAATTTTTTCATATTATATTGTTTTATTGTTTTATTTTTATCCGTTTGTTGGTAAACCTGTTTTAATATTAACAAATTGCCACACTTCATTATGTGAATCCCCAGATATTAATCCAGTTTTTACTTTAGTTTGTGGTGCAATAGGGTTACCTAATAACAACACTCCACCTACTGGTGTACTTGTATTACCATCTACTGTTATTTCTAATGTTTCTCCTAATACACCTGTTACAACTACACCATTGATTGTCATTGTAGTGGCGCTACTAAAATAAACTGCGTCATAAACAAAGTTATCGAAATCTGCAGTGACATCTGTATGTATAATAGTGTAATTTCCGGTTAAATATGTTCCCATAATAATGTTTATTAAATAAATATTGCGTTTTTAATAAAAAAACACAATTTAAACTCTATCTACTTTTTTAATAATCTAAAGGACTCATCTAAAGTTAAAGATTTATCATAAGAACTAGTCTCTATTTCACTTAACTTATCT